ACCGGGTGGAGTTTGATGACGCGGAAATTGTTGACCTGTTGCCAGATGGAACGGTGCAGGCGGTATCGGTTTAACGACAAAGCGCACCCGCCCGGCGGTTGTTTGCCGGGTCGGTGTGCCGCGACTGGTTAGAAATCGGTCGTGGCTACGAAGATAAAAAAGGAGGCGTCATGAGTAAAAGGGGTGATGACTGGAAAGAGTTTGCGGAGAAGGTAAACGGGCACATCGAGGAATACACCGTGCCGCAATACGGCGACAAGGGCGAAGATCAGGCAAGTGAGTACGGTTCTGCTGAACATGTGTTGCAGGCGAAGCGCTACCTTGCCCGTTATGGCAAGAACAGCCGCCCAGGGCAGGAAGTGCTTGACCTGATAAAGACCGCCCACTACTGCCAGATGGCGGCAATGGAACTGACAAAAGAACTGGAGGCCGGAAATGCTACTTGTTAAACCTTCTGCGGATATTCTGGGGATCACTGAATTCCCGCTTCACATGATCGAGCTGGCTGGCCGGACCTGCTACAAGTCGGAAGATAAAATCACGCAAGACTCTGCGCCGAAATTTGCTGAGATGATCTTGAAACGTGGTCATGAATCAGTTGTCGAGCACGCTTCCGCCACTGTCCGCTTTATCTGCGACCGTGGAGTGACACATGAGATTGTGCGTCATCGTCTGGCCAGCTACAGTCAGGAGAGTACGCGGTATTGCGATTACAACGGCGGTCATGTCAGCTTCATCCTCCCCCCTTGGTGCACCCTGCCGGATGGCATTTTCAACTTTGACGATAAGATTGATTTTGTTTCTGATGCTGAGAGCACTTGGTATTGGGCGATGATAAACGCAGAGCGAAATTACCGCAATCTGCGGGAAGCGGGATGGAAACCAGAGCAAGCCCGTTCCGTGCTGCCGAACAGCCTGAAAACTGAAATCGTAATGACTGCAAACCTCCGCGAGTGGCGGCACTTCTTCAAGCTCCGCACTTCGGCGGCTGCACATCCGCAAATGCGGGAAGTGGCAATACCGCTACTTCTGGCAATGAAAGAGCGTATCCCGGTTTTGTTTGACGATCTGGCAAGAGATTTCTAACGGCCTCGGTGTCGTTATTGATTTCCGGCCTGCCACGGGCAATTGGGTGACAGAGGTATTTAAACCTCTACCAAAAGATGAGGCCGAACGGCTCAGGGACTATTTACCGTAGAGCACCATAACGATCAGCTTTGAGCCGCTTGACGGCTCGAAAAAGCTGGTTAAACCGGATTTTGGAGGCATCAGTGGGAATATTTCAGTTTGGCTCAGAAACGGTAGGTACCCCAGCCAGGATAAAGAAAGGGCTGATGTACAAGGATGGCCGGGACCAAGTCTGCAAAGTCAACGACTGCTTTGAGGGGATTGTGGTTCTGGATTGGCTTAACACCGGGAATCAATCTCAATGCAGTGAACAGCGGTTTTGCCGCCGGTTCTATCTCTATGGGAACGGCCACTAGATGCTGATGCTACGGATAGTCAAGAGCAAAGACCACCTCATGTGGTACGCGGGGCTCGTCGGCTCTCTGGTCCCCTACTGCGGGAAATGGCCGGAAGCATACAAAAGCCTCGAACCTGCCGGATATCTCAACCGGGTGGAGTTTGATGACGCGGAAATTGTTGACCTGTTGCCAGATGGAACGGTGCAGGCGGTATCGGTTTAACGAGGCGGAGGATGAGCGGCTCCCGCGTAGCGGGAATCTGCCTCGATCCTCTGGTTCGTCGCCCTCCCGCGTGTGGATGGCAGTGCAGCCGGTTCATTCTGGCAGGGCTGAGAAGGGCAACCGCGACGAGCCGGAGTAAAGCAGTTCTTAGGGTTGATTCTAAACCGCGCGCCTTTGACGTAGATTCATCATTTTTGGCCGAAGGCCATAGGAGGTTTACATGCTAATGCCACTCGTTGCTCTACACTGCCAGGAAAAGTTCAAACTGCCTGAAGGGTGGGGGATTTTTATCATTGAGGCGAAAGAAACATTCCACCTGATAACAGGCGCTGTTTGTACTGAGGTGTACAAGAAGGGGCACAGAAAAGGACAACCGAACTGGCGGAGAAGGGACCGGTCTACACAGGCGACAGTCACTCTGACATGTGCAGAGCATGAAATATGGCTGCATGGCTGGGAACAAAAGACGGGGAAGTGCTCCGTCTGCCAAGGATTTGGTGAGAGGGTAGTCGGATGGAATGTAGATACCGGGATACGTTATGCAAAATGTAAATCTTGCGGTGGGAGCGGTAAAAAACCAATTTCGGGCCAGGTTTAAGGCCCGATGCGCGGTTTAGAATCAACCTTAAGCCGCTCATCCTCCGCCTCGTTCGCCGCGCCTCAGCGACCGAAGGGAGCGGGAGGCGCGGCGAACGGCCACGGCTTCAGCGGTTCACCCGCTGGGAGCCGTTGTTAAACCAGCGAAAGGAGATTTTATGTTTAGTGAAGGCATTTGTGGGGATGGAGCGGCAATACTGAAGGATGGCGTGACGATGTCGGTTGAAGAAATCGTGTCTACGCTGAACGAGACACAAGAATTGGAGCGGGGATACTCGCACCAGTTGGGCGAACTGGCCAGACTCTCTGATATCGTCTGTACGTATCTCTACACTGCGGGCACTGGGGATGATGCCGAGGTCATGGGCGCTGTCACCGAAATTATGCAGTACGTCAATGCTGTGCGGCCTGAAGAACATGAGAAGAAAACTTCATGGGTCATGCACATTCTCGGACCTGACGATGTTATCCCCTGCCGTGGCGAGTTTGACGCACTGAGAAGAGCTAACCAGCATAACAAGCAATTTGCCAAGTTAATGGCAAACGATCCATCACCAAATGATCCGTACTGCGTTGCACTGGCAGAGTCGGTTTAACGGGTTGCTGATGTGCCGCTTGACGGCACCAGCAGCTTGTTATGCGGGTTTTTTGATCACAAGCAATTACAGGAGGTTACGGATGAGCAAATTTTTTGAGGCGGCACAAATTGGCTACGAGGAATATTCCCGGCACACCGGCGGGAAGTCGCTGGCGACCGGGGCACCGTTGCCGAAATGGGAAGATCTCCCCGACAACATCAAGTATGCCTGGGAGGCCAGTGCATACGCGATCATTGTCTATCACCTGCATGGGATGGCAACCGAAACCGGGGCGCAGTAATGGCGACGCCACCGGATTACAAAGAGGCTGCCATGTGCAGTAACTGCCGCAATCGGTCAGCCAATTTCGTTGGCATGAAAGTGCGCTGCCTGAAATTCGACTACCTGGGCGCATTGGATCATGTCTGCACTGAATACGATGAACAGGAACTCAGCTATGAGAGCAATTGAATTCATGATAATGCCGCGCAGATGGGCGAAGCGTTTGACCGGCCAAGCGGTAAAAGTGATGATAAAGCGTGGATGCCCCCCCTGAGGTGATGCGCCGTCACAACATTCCTGTTGGCGTCTACCATTTGGCGCTGGGTCGCATGGTGCGGGGAATTGCAGGCGATCCATTTTCCCTGGCAACGGAAGAGATGAAGCACACTGATAATAGCTGACGGCGAGGAGTACAAACTGACATGAGCGGTTTACCTTATGCCCTGATGGGGGAACAGATCGGGAAGCTGGTCGAAGAGAAACAGGTCGCTTACGGTGATAGTTTCGGGAAATCCGGCGACATCCTGCGGGTACTCTACCCCAACGGAATTAGCCCGGACCAAATAGACGACGCTCTCTGCATTGTACGGATCGTGGATAAACTGTTTCGGATTGCCACCAACCGGGACGCGCTCGGGGAATCCCCGTACCGGGATATTGCCGGGTATGGCATCCTGGGGGCCTTCCGCGCGGAACTGGCGAGGAAGTAGCAGAGTCGGATAACGTTTTAAGCATGACCCGCGACCAGCGGGAGCCGGTGTCTATGCGCTGGTTATGGCGCATTGGCAACCAAATCACAAAGGAGAAAGACAATGCCGAATGCATCAATGGAAATGCCACGTTACAAATGCCACAAGGAAGTCTGGGCGCTGAAAATCGCCGCAATTAAGCGGGACGGCGAGGGAGAGGACAGGGAAACGGACGGCAGCGGCATGATTACGCCGGAAGACACCCGCTATGCCCCTTTTCGTGTTGACCATGCGTGGATGACGCGCAACCCGAAAGTTGCGGCTGGCGGCTATTATGTCGTTTATGGCCGTCAACCCGGCGCAATCGAGAACTACACAGCCTATTCTCCGGCTGAAGCGTTCGAGGATGGCTACACTTTGGTTTAACCGAACGTGGCGCAGGGTCGATGCTGGCCTTGCGCCATAACGGAGGGGCGATTCTGCCGCCTGCCCCTTGGGGCAGACTGTAGCAATCGCTGGTTCGACCCTGCGGAGCAGGGGTGGACCAGCTACGGCAGGGTGTAAAGGTTCTGAATATCACGCGGAGGTGATAAGAATGGGAATTGTGATTTGTACACGGGTGGACGAAGAGGGTAATGAACGCAACTGTTTAGAAGAAGGCGAGTGTTACGGATGCGGAGTTTGCTATGAAGACGAGGAAGATACTCTTCCTTGAGCGTGATTTTCAGAGCCTTGCGGCAGAATCGCCCCTCCGTTCGTCACGGCGGAGCCGGGGCGAACGCTTAAAGCCCACCAGCGGCGATAGCCGTCTGTGTGCGGCGACTGGTTGGGCCAGCGAATCCCCCCGCCAGTTAGCACAGAAAAAAGCCCCTCAAACTGTGAGGGGCGGGGATCTTTGACAACTTGCGATATTTATTCTTGTTTTTTCTTTGGCCTGCCACCCTTAGCACCATTGGCGGCAGAGCTGGCGGCTTTTTTGTCTGACTTGATCGAGCCAAGGGCAACCGCAGCAGCCGACTTGCCCTTGATCGGGTGGTTTCCCCAGTGCTCATTTGCAAATTTGAGGGCGCTTTCTTCACTCGGCCAACCGGATGACCGCTCTTTTTCGAGCCATTGCGGGCCGACACTCCCAGGTTGCCAGTGTTCATTTTCAATCATTAGGGAGACGCCCCAAGTGCCTGAGTTCCAGCCTAATCCCTGTCCATGCAAATATGTTTTGATTTCTGTTTTCATTGTTGCCTCCTTAAATTTCTTTGCCGCCAGCGGCTATGATTTTTGTAACTGCTGCCTCATATTGCTCTTTGGTGTAAATGTGGGTGGTCCCGCAACCGTGAAATGTGCCGTCTACGAGTTCGTTGATTTGCATTTTGCCGCGATTGGGAATCTCGAATGTGTGGGTTTTGATGATTTTAACTTCCATGGCTGGCTCCTTTGTTTTGCTGTATCGTTAAAACAAGAATAACCTATCGTTAGGTTAATGTCAACAGGAAAATAACATTTATTTTGCCATCTGCAAAAAAAGTGCAGAGCGGCCCAACGATTAAGCGCAGCGGCGGGCTTTATCGGCCCGCTGCCGCGACTTGTTATGGTGCGAAGCTACTCAGTTGGCGGGTTTTTGACTTTACGAGGACGGCCACCCTTTTTGCCATTTTCTCTGGCGGCGGCGGCTTTAGCAGGTGATTTAATGGAACCCATAGCAGAGGCGGCAATGTTAGTGAGTGGTACAACATCACGAAAACTGAAAATCTCGCCACGGTTGATTAATCCGAGGTCGATGCACATATCACGGTATTTCCGGTGCATAACTCTCACCTCGTCGGTATCACAGTTTTCGGGGCCGTTGTCCCTGGCGATGATGCGGAGTTGTTCATTTAAATCAGTATACGGTAGATCAACGTCGTTGGATCTGAGTACTCCGAGTGCTCCTGCGAGTTGGTTATAGTAGTAATTCATTGCAGCCTCCTGACCCGTTACAACCCTTCGTGTGAAGGATTCGGCGAGGGGTGCCAACTCTGCTGCAAGACGGGCAAAGTCAAAAAGCACATTGCTGACGTCATGGCAAGGACAAGACCTTTTCCGCGCAAGGTGCTTGATGGCGTCAACGTGATCTGCGTCGAATGCGGGGCGGATTTGACCGGAAAAGTACGCATTCAGAACGACAAAGAGGGCTATGTGAAATGTCTCAATCATGGATTGGGAGTGACAAAGCATAGCAGATAACGGCTTAAGTACAGCAGCGGGCTTCATCGCCGGGAGGAGACGCTGCGGGTGATCCGTGCAGTTTCTCCGCTGGTGACGGATACGGTGTGGGTGGGGACGATGCGGGATGTTCGGCGTCGGGTGGATATGTCGGTGCCGGAGAATGCGGCGGCGGTGGCGGGGATCAAGGTGCTGCAGTGCGAGGCTGCGGTGCGGGGGCTGGTGGCGCAGGTGGAAGGGCTGGCGGCGCTGCGGGATAAGGTGCGGTGGAAGGATTCGATTAAGGCAATTATGAATTATGAAGTATGAAGTATGAATGAACTGCGAACTGATATTGAGGTGAGGTAATGGCCCGACCCAAGAAGGAGACGGTGGAGTATTTTCCGCACATGGTTGAGCATGGCAAGACGATGTTCATCCTGGAGAGCAAGTGGGGAAACGACGGCTATGCGGTGTGGTTCAAGCTGCTGGAGAAGCTGGGAGCGACTGAAAGCCACTACATCGATTGTCGGGACGATACGGCTATTGTTTTTCTGGCGGCGGTGTGCCGTGTGCCGGAAAACGTGCTGGTGGAGATTGTGGATACTCTTGTCTACCTTAACGCGATTGACCGGGGTTTATGGCTACATAAACTGATTTATTGTCAGCGTCGGAGTCTCAATCTGGCAACGGTTTATCAGCGCCGCAGGATGGAGACTCCGACGATAGAGAAGGTGATTGCCCGCTCAGGTGTGGTTATTGCTGACATAAACCCGGTTAATGATGACAGTAAACGACAAAGTAAAGTAAATGAAAGTAAAGTAAATGAAAGTAAAGATGCTAACCATAGTCAGTTAGAAGCACCAGGGCCGGATACTGCTGCGGCAGAAAAAGGCGCTGGGGAAGAAAAGGCCATAACCCGGAGTGAGCGGGTGTTGCGGGATTGTCTGGCGGAGAAGCGGCACGACTTGGAAAGGCTTTTCCCGTTTGTTGATTTGACGATTCAGGAGGAACTGCTGGTGGCGAAGTACCGGGATAAGCCGGTGGGGGCAGATCCGTGGCTGTTGGTGCTGCGGTGGTTTCAGGCGGTGCCGGTGGTGCCAAGCGGCGCACGTGCCAGCCCGGGAAAGTCTCTGGCGGCGGAGGTGCTGGAGGCAAACAGGCAGGCGGCAAGGGAATTTGCGGGGGTGAGCGATGGATAGTGCGGACAGGGCTCGTTTTTCGGTGGTGCTGAACTGGCTGGCGGGAAAGTATCCGCTGCGCAAGGGTGGTGAACTGGTGCCGCGTGAACTGCCGGCGAAGGAGTTGAATGACTGGTTTGATGCGTTGCATGATATCCACATCGAGCGGATCGAGTGGGCGGCAAAGTACCACTTCGGGCATTCGTCCTTTTTCCCTTCTCCTGCCGATCTGCGCCATGCAGCACCTATGGCCCCGGTGCCGAAGATGTTGCCGAAGAAGGGACAGCGCCAGATTGCGGAGGCTCCGGTGCCGACGCCGGAATCAACCAGGCAGTGGCGGCAGATGCTGGCCGACCTGAAGCGGAAGATGGGGGTTGCTGTGTGATGAAAGGAGGTGTCTATGGAGGAGGAACGGCGGTGCAGGTTGGCGGTGTGCAACAAGGTGCTGATCAGGGGGCCGACTGAGCAGCTGTGCAACTGGAAGCCCCGGCAGTTCTGCGATAAGAACTGCGCTGCTGACTTTCGGGAGGACCGGAAGAAGCAAAAGCGAAAGCAGTGGATTGGACATTTGGTGGAGTTTTGCAATGGCACCAAGGCAGATTGAAAAGTGAAGGGGGATCACATAATTTTTTAAGCGTTGTAAATCAATATGTTGAGTGAAAAAGCCGGGGTTATGCTCCGGCTTTTTTGTTGTCTGTTCAGGAAAAAGCTGAACATTTTTTTCTTGCACTCGGAAAAATGTTGTGCAACAAGGGCAACATGAGTGAGGCACAAGATTTGACACAAAGCAACCTGCCGGGGCAAATGGTCATCCCGGGATTCGAGTCGATACTCGGAGTGGAGACGATTGTTCTGAAGGAGCAGCAGGAGCTGTTCTGTCAGAAGTATGTGCTCCAGGGCGGTGTTTCGGCCAAACGTGCCTACATGGCTGCTTATCCTGATGCAACCGAAAAAGCTGCAGAAGCTAACGCCTCAAGATTGCTAAGAAAAGATAAGGTCAGGGAGCGTATTCAGCAGATTCGGATGGAGCAGCGGAGAAGGGTTGCTGCGGCTGTGGTGAATTACCACCTGGGAGTGGTGGAAACGGACCGGCGGATATTTCTGGATGATCATGGCAGGGTAAAGCCGCTTGAGGATTTGTCAGCCGCCGCTGTTGCCATTCTGGAGTTCGAGCAGGTTTCGGCAAAGGATGGCGTGCGCACTCTGCTGAAGGTGCCGTCTCGTCACCAATCCGCTGTGGAGTTGGCTAAGATTGCCGGCATGATCAGGGAGAAGAAGGAACTGTCGGGTGAAGGTGGCGGGCCGATCAAGACGGAGCACAGCCTTTCCGGGTTGATTGACGAGATCATGGGTACCACTCGGGATCTGGTGCAGGAGAAGTCCGGTGACTGACGCTGAATATCAGGAAATCAAGAAGAACTTCAGCGACCGCAACTGGCGGCTGAATAACCTGTATTTCATCCAGGATGAGAAGGGACAGAGGGTGAAGTTCCGTATGAACCGGGTGCAGCGCCGTTTATACACTACGCTCTGGTACCTCAACCTGGTGCTGAAATCCCGCCAGCACGGCGTGACGACTTTCCTGTGCATCCTGTTCCTTGATATGTGCCTGTTCAATGACAACGTTTCGGCCGGTGTGATTGCCGACAACCTGAACGACGCGAAGAAGTTTTTCGACCAGAAGATCTACTACGCCTACAAGAATCTGCCGGAGCAGCTGCGGGCGGAGATTGGCCTGATTACCGATACCTCGCTAGAGCTGGTGTTTACCAATGACTCGCGTATCTCGACCGGCGTTTCCCTGCGTTCGGGTACCTGCCAATACCTGCACATTTCGGAATTCGGGAAGGTGTGCGCAAAGCATCCGGAGAAGGCCCGGGAGATAGTGACCGGAGCGCTGAATACGGTGCATGTGGGCCATTACGTGTTCATCGAGTCGACGGCGGAAGGCCGCAGCGGCTATTTTTTCGATTTCTGCCAGGAAGCACAGAAGCGCCAGACAGAGGGGCGGGCACCGACGAAGCTGGAGTACAAGCTGCACTTCTTCGGCTGGCACCAGGATCCGAAGAACCGGCTGGAGTTTGCCGGACAGCTGGTGCTGGGCAAGGATCTGGTGGATTACTTTGCGGAGCTTGAGGCGAAGCACGGCATCGTGCTGGATGATCAGCAGAAGGCTTGGTACGCGGCGAAGAAGGTGACGCAGGGCGAGGACATGCTGCGGGAGCATCCTTCCATTCCGGAGGAGGCATTCCAGGCGTCAATCCTGGGTGCCTATTACCAGAAGCAGATGCTGTTTCTTCGGTCGCAGCGGCCGTGCCGCATTGCCACTGTGCCCTATGATCCTTCCCTGCCGGTCAATACGGCGTGGGATCTGGGGATGGATGATACCACCTGCATCGTGTATCACCAGCGATACGGTCTGGAGAACAGGCTGATAGATTATGACGAGTGCAACGGTGAACCTCTCGCGTATTACGCCAACCTGCTGCAGGGGAAAGGCTATGTCTATGACGCTCACTACCTTCCCCACGATTCCAAGGTGCGCAGCCTGAATGACGGCGTAACCCGGGAGGAGAAGCTTTACCAGTTGGGGCTGCGCAATATTTTCACGGTGGCCAGGACGGCGGATATCGAGGACGGCATCGAGGAGGTGCGCAAGTTCCTGATGTCATGCTGGCTGGACAAGGAGAAGTGCGAGCGGCTGATAGCGGCGCTGGATGAGTATCGCAAGGAGTGGGACGAGAAGCTGGGGGTATACCGTTCGCGGCCGCTGCACAACTGGGCGTCGAACCCGGCTGACGCAGTGCGGACGCTGGCTTGCGGCTATGTCTACCGGGTGGAGTCAAGCAGGAACGGCAATCGCAATTCATCCCGCCCACGTGGCGCAATGGCAGCGTAAAGGTTACATCGAACGGGCGCATGCTGGTGACGTTGGCTAACGTTGAGAGTCAGGGGCGGCCTTAGTCCCCGCCAGTATGCGCCCTACAAAGAATTTGCGGCGTAAAGGTTACCTATGAACGTTCAACATTCTTCACCTACATCGGGCAACATGGCGAGCGAGCGGGGCGATAATCTCGGGATTTCGCCGCTGGAGATGAGCGAGCAGCAGATTGCCTGGGATAACTGGGCACGCTACCAGTACGCCCGCCAGCGGGGCCACACGGAGTATACGAAGCAGGCGCAGAAGTGCGAGCGCTTCTATATCGGCTATCAGGAGGGGATTTGCGACGGACATTGGCAGGCGGACCTGCGCAAGTTTCTGGAGGATGCGGGGCGACCGTGCCTGGAGATGAACCTGGTGCAGCCGATCATCGAGACGATCACCGGCCAGCAGATCCAGAGCCGGACGGACATAATGTTCCGTCCGCGCTGGGGGAATGCGACGCAGGAGATTGCGGACACGCTGACCCAGCTGATCATGCAGCAGTGCGACGACAACCAGGTGCACTACCTGGAGACGGAGCAGTTCCGGGACGGGATGATCGAGCAGCGGGGCTATACGGATATCCGCATGGATTTTTCGGACAACCTGATGGGGGATATCCGGGAGACGCTGCTGGACCCGCGGGACGTGATTCCCGATCCGGACGCGAACAGCTACGACCCGGCCGACTGGAAGGAAGTGATCGTCACGAAGTTCATGTCAGTCAACGAGATCGAGCAGCACTACGGCCGGGAAGCGGCGCTGAAGGTGGAGCAGTTCAACCCGGTGGACCAGTCCCACGGAAGCGACGACCGGGAAAACAGCCAGGAATCGCGCAATGCGTTCGGCTCGCAGGGGAGCCGCTGGTATGACGCCTACATGGGTAGTGACCGCTCGGTGAAGCGGGTGCGGGTGATCGACCGGCAGTTCAAGGTGTATACGCTGACCACGTTCTTCCTGAACCCGGTGACCGGGGATTTGCGGCCGGTGCCGGCTGCCATGGAGCCGGAGCAGGTGCGGGAGAAGTGCCGAGCGGAGGGGCTGGTGATCCACCGCACGATGAGCTACCGCATCCGGTGGCGGGTGACGACGCTGGATCTGGTGCTGCACGACGAGTGGAGCCCGTACAAGACGTACACGATTATTCCCTACTTCCCGTATTTCCGCAGGGGCAAGACGAAGGGGGCGGTTGATAACCTGGTATCCCCCTCGGAACTCCTGGACAAGTCGCTGTCGAGCGAGCTACACATCCTCAACTCCACGGCGAATTCCGGATGGCTGGTGGAAGAGGACAGCCTGGCCAGCCAATCGCCGGAGGACCTGGAAGATACCGGGGCTAAGACGGGGATAGTGATTGTTTATAAGAAGAACGCCACGAAGCCGGAAAAGATCCAGCCTAATACGATACCGGCGGGGCTGGACCGGATGAGCGAGCGGGCCAAGGAGATGATGAAGGAGATTTCCGGGACGCCTGACGCGCTGCAGGGGCAGGCCGGGCCGGAAGTCTCGGGGGTTGCGGTGACCGCCAAGCAGTTCGGGGCGCAGCTGCAGATGCAGGGGCCGCTGCAGAACCTGGCACGGACCAGGGAATTCAGGGCACGGAAGTACCTGGAGCTGAACCAGCAGTTCATGACCACGGAGCGGGTGTTTACGGTGATGAGGAAGGACCAGTTCGGCCAGGCGCAGCCGGTGCCGCTGGTGGTGAACCGCTGGACGCCTGCCGGGGAGATCGTGAACAACCTGACGCTGGGGGAATACGACGTGGTGATCGATTCGGTGCCGTCGTCGGCGACCTTCGAGAACGGCCAGTTCCAGCAGGCGCTGGCGATGAAGAAGGAAGGGATCAACATACCGGACCGGGTGCTGATCCTGTCGTCCAACCTGGCGAAGAAGGCGGAGATTGCCAAGGAGATGACGCCGGACCCTGCGGCGGCGGATCTGCAGCAGCGGGCGGCGGAAGCGCAGGTGGCGCTGGATGAGGCGACGGCACTGGACCGGAAGGCTTCGGCCACGAGCAAGAACGTGACGGCTATTTATTCTGGCGTGCAGGCGGCGCAGGTGCTTACGTCGGTGCCGCACATGGCGCCGGTGGCGGACCAGCTGCTGCTGTCGGCCGGGTATGAGGATGCGAACACGCCGCCGATTGTGGCGGAGGTGGGGGCGGTACCAGGGGCGGATCCAGTGGTGCGGGAGAATACGAGCCCGGCTTTTCCGGCCAGGCCTGCGGGGCCTGCGGAAGGAATGGACGCGGGGATCGAGACGCCGCGGGCGGACGGGGTGCTGTAGATGGAACTCCGCCAGATGGTGATAGCCGGGAGGGACCTGCTGCGGCTGAAGGGAATGGCGCTGGATGCGGACAAGACCATTGCCGTGGCGGAGCTTCCCGGTAACGCGACGATGATCACCTATGTGGCGATGGCTGACGGCGGGGTGATGATCAACTATGCGCTCACCGGGAGTGCCACGGAGACGGTGATTACCATCGGGATCGGGAAGGCGTGATGTTGAGAGTTAAAACAACATGGAAGGTATTTTCACCGGACGGTAAATTGATTTCTTCAAGATCATCCATAGAAGATCGCGAAGAGATTGTGTTCGTTAAAGTTATAGCGCTTATAGCAGTAAGTTTGTCTGCTTTGCTGCTCGTTTATTGTTTAGCAAAGAATCTGTTGGGTTGGTGAACAACTAAAGACTGCGGAGGTGGACCATGGGCAAGGGCAGCAGTATCAGCATGGATAAGGAGTGGCAGGTGGAATCGGACTTGCGGACGTTGTGCGAGGCGGAGGCTATCAGAAAGGACCCGAAGCGCATGAAGGCGTGCCAGGAGATGGCCAAGAAGAAGATGATGGACATGGCCGGCGTGGCCGGAGAGCATAAACCGTAGCTGATCAAAGTGTCGTGGGCTTAACCCAGCGAATCCTGTTGAAAGAAAGGAACCGTATGAAAGGCAAAATGAGTTTCAAGAGGTGGCTGAAGCTGGTGGTTTTCTTGCCCTGCCTGTTCCTGTTGGGGGTAGGCGGTGGCGGTGATGCGGCCATTGGCACCGAGGCGGAAGCTGACCGGCTGGCAGCGGAGGAAGCGGAGCGGGAACGCATTGCAGCAGGCGGCGAGCAGAACACTGACTTGGAGGACCGGGGGGATAATTTCACACCGGCAGCCGGGGCGGAGCAGACCGACCTTGATGCCGAAGCGCTGGCGGCGATTGCCGGAAGTGCGGATGATGAGGGCAAGGATAAGACTCCTCCCAAACATGTGCCCTATGACCGCTTTGCGGAGAAGGTTTCCCTGGCGAAGTCGCTGGAGCAGAACCTGGAGCATGAGCGGACCGAGCGGGAGCGGCTGCAGGCGAGGGTGGCCGAACTGGAAAAGGGGGACAAGCCGGCGCAAGCGGCAACCGCCCCGACGCTGACGGAGCTGGAGACCCAACTGGACGGGCTGCAGGAGAAGATGGATGATCTGCTGATTGACGGCACTCCGGAGGAGCGCAAGGAGTTGCGGACGCAGATCAACAAGCTGCAGCGAGACATCACCAAGGCCGAGACGGTGACGGAAATCGAGACCAAGACCACCCGGCAGACGGAGCAGCAGCAGTTCCAGACGGTGATCGACCAAGCCTATACCGCCTTCCCGTTTCTCGATCCGAAGAGCCCGCAGGCCAACGGGGAGCTGAACGACGACATCAACGCCTATTTTGCCGGGTTGCAGGCCAAAGGGGTGGGTAGATCGGAGGCGCTGCAGAAGGCGGTGGAGAAGTTTGCCCCGGCCTATGCCAAGGAAAAGGGTTTTACGACCGAAACCAAGGATGATCCCGTTGCCCGGAAGAAGCTGCAATTGGAGAAGGAGGCGAGGGAGCGCAACGCCGATGCTTCGCTGCGCCAGCCGGCAGCCATTGCCCATGCCGGGAGCGGCGCCCGTTCGATGGAGTCGCTTGCGGGGGATATCGCCTCGCTGGACGAGAAAACCTTTGACAGCCTGCCGGATGCGGAACTGCGCAAGCAGCGGGGTGATTGATCGTGATCCAGTTCATCCGCGATTTGTTCGGGATGCCGAACAGGAAGGATGCTCCGCAGTCTGCGGGGCAGAAGGGAGTCCTGCCGAAAAAGGGCAAGAGATTCGTGATGGACGGCTGGGTGTTCGAAGTGACCAAGATCACGGCCCGGGGGATGATCTGCAAGCCCCTGGGGGTCGTGGTGGAAAAGGAAGCGCCGCGGATCATCCAGCCGCAGAAGTCCGGCATTATCATGCCGTAACCGTAAGGGGGGCGCCAGCCGCCCCCGCCTTCGGACCAGCCTTCTGCGGGCTGGCCCACCCCTCGCCCCGCCCGGCGTTAAACGGCACGGCTTCGAACCTCCGGTAACTGGTTGCGGTTTTAGCCCCGAGAGTGGCGTCAAACTCTCGAAAAAACAGGCACGTAAACCACAACCATTACAACCGGAGGAAGTTATGAGACAGTCAGTCTGCCGATGGCTGAAAGCCGTCTACCTGTTTCCCTTCAGCATCATGATGGGGAACCTCACCAATTTCGGCGCCCTGAGCGCCAATCAGAAGACCGTCTGGAGCCGCCAGCTCTGGAAGGCCGCCCGCAACAATTCCTTTATCATGAACAAGTTTTCCGGCACCGACCAGAACAACGTGGTGCAGCGAATCACGGAGCTTACCAAGACCGAGAAGGGGGACCGCTGTCTGATGACGCTGGTTGCCGACTTGGTTGAGGACGGCGGCGTGGGGGATGCCAAGCGCGAAGGGATGGAAGAGGCAATGAAGTCCTACGAAGTGGAAGTGGTGATCGACCTGATCAACCACGGCGTCCGCTCGGAGGGCAAACTGGCGGAGCAGAAGACGGTGGTCAAGTTCCGCGAGACGGCCATGAACAAGCTAGGCTACTGGCTGCCGGACCGCATCGACCAGATGGCGTTCCTCACCCTGTCGGGCGTTTCCTACGCCTACAAGAACGACGGCGCCGCCCGGACGAATTCCAACCTTTCGAAGCTGGCCTTTGCCTCGCTGGTGACGGCGCCTTCGACCAAGCGGCACCGCCGCTGGAGTGGCGCCACCAAGAGCCTGGTGGCCGGCGATACGTCCGCGGTGGATACCAGCGATATCCCTTCTTACGAAATGCTGACCTCGATGGGCGCCTACGCCAAGGACCATTACATCAAGCCGCTGATGGCCGGGGGGAAGGAATACTACCTGGTGTTCATCAAGCCGGGCACGCTGAAGCGCCTCAAGAACGACGAGGATTACAAGAAGGCGATCGTCACCGCCCTGCCCAGGGATCTGAACAATCCGTTCTTTACCGGAGCGACGGTTACCATCGACGGCCTGATCCTGCACGAACACCGCTATGTCTATTCCACCAACGGCGTCGCCTCGGGATCAAAGTGGGGGGACGGCACGGTGAACGGCACCAGGACGCTCTTGTGCGGCGCTCAGGCACTGGGCCTGGCGGACCTCGGCAATCCGGACTGGGTGGAGAAGTCTTTCGAGTACGACAGCCAGCCCGGTATCAACATCGACAAGATGCTGGGCCTGGTAAAACCGAAGTTCCACTCGATCTACGACGACTCCACGGAAGATTTCGGGGTGCTGGCCGTGGACCACATGCTCGACCAGTATTAAGCAACGGGAGGGCGGGCGACCGCCCTCCGTAACCCTTACCCTTTAGACAAGGAGAGATGAGATGGCAATTACCAAGAATGCGAACCGACGCGCTGTAAACTCGGCAATCGTTGAGATCACGCTGGCCATGCTGGCAACGGGCGTTGATCTGGCGGCGATAGTCGGCCGGGCCGGCGAGATCGTTGTGGGCGGCTACGTGCTGGTTACGGAAGTGTTCGACTCCACCACGTCCGACGTGCTGGACGTGGGCGATTCCGGCAGCCAGAACCGTTACAAGAACGACATCGACCTGCAGGCACTGGGGCTGACGGCGCTGGTACCGACCGGCTACAACCTTACCCCGGGGCAGGATATCACCGTGCGCTGGGTTTCCGGAGGGGGCACGCCGACCACCGGAGCGCTGCAGTTGCTCGTACAGACGGTCAATGCGAACCAGGCGGATTATTCGCAGCGGTAACCGCCGACCTGTAGCAAAGGGGGGCTTGTCCCCCCTCATTCCATCATCATTCAGGAGACATCATCATGAAAAAACTGCTCAGTTTCTTTCTCGCTTTTACCTTCCTGTTTCTTGTGGCGTTTGCGCCGCTTGCCTCGGCAGCAGACGTGTTCACCAGGAAGCTCACCAACCTTCAGGACGCTACCGGCAATTCGGCCGCTTTCAACACCGGACTACTGACCAAAAAAACGGTGGTGTTCCAGGCTTACACCACCGGCGGCACGGAAAAGACCATGCAGGGGACCGCTGCTCTTTATTGCGGGGCCACCTCCACCGGCCCGTTCGTGCCGGCCCGGGATATCGGGGGTGCCGTCATAACCACTACCGCCAACGGCAGCTTCGATATCGGGAGTCTTTGCCCCTATCTCCGGGTGACGTGGACAAAGACCAATAACCGGCTATCCACCTGGCTCTTTTACTCGGAGTAACCACAAAATCCACCCATAGAAAGGCGAAATGTCATGAGTGAACAGAAGAAATTCAGATCGATATCCGGCAAGGACGTGCAGGTGGCGCTCCTTTCCGGCCATGTGGCCATGGTAGGGGTGGAGTGGAGGCCCCTGCCGGCACTCTTCCACCAGGAAGCCTATGCCCGCGGCTGCATCTCGGACGATATGCTGAGCGGCATCAAGGGGCCGGACAGCATGTCCGGTGGCTCCGGCAATACGGCACTTTCCGACGAGGAGCGCAAGCAAAAGATCGAGTCGGTGATCAAGTCGCTGGTTGATGCCAACAATCCGGAAAGCTTCACCTCCACCGGCCTGCCGCGGGCCGACGTGGTGAACAAGGAATGCGGTTTCACTACTACCGCCGAAGAGCGCAACGCAGCCTTCGACGCCATCATGGAGTAAGTAATGACGCTCAAAGAGATCATCCAGCAGGCGCAACGAGCCGCAGCCGACACCGTGGGCGCAGATGCAGACCGCCTCTGGAGTCTCGAAGAGTGGACGGAGTACGCAAACAGGGCGGTGAACATCCTCTGCGAGGAGCTTTTACTGATTACCGATTCCTCGACCGCCGCTGTTTGCACCATCGCCGTGGTTGCCGGTACCCGCAACTACGAGTATGACCAGCGCATCCTGCAGTTCGAGGAGGTGCGCTATTCGACGCGGGTCAACCCGCTTTCCCCCTCCAACAGGGCTGAGTTTGCCCGGAAGGATCCGCAGTGGCGGACAGCCACCGGGGAGCCCGACGGCTATGCCCTGGACGATACGACCGGCTACCTCACGCTGAACAAGATTCCGGACGCTGCCGCCACCATTTCCATGACGGTGAAGCGTTCGCCGCTGGCTGATCTGGTTCATACCAGTCTGACCGCCAGCCCGGGAATCAAGTCCACCTATCACAAGAGACTGAAAAACTACATGCTGTTCGAGGCCTTTTCCAAGCCGGACACGGAAACGCTGGACACGACCAAATCGACCAAGCATTTCAACTTGTGGCTGAAGGACATATCTGAAGTGCAGGATGCGGAGAACCGGCTGAAGCAGGGGACGCGGACTCGGGACCGGGGGTATTTCTAGACCATGCCTAACATCACCTACAAATTACGCACCATGAACAACGTGGACGATCCGGCCGATGTGGGGGCTCCGGTGCCGAAGATCCGGGCGCTGATCTTTACGGAGGCGGTGCTGCTGGAAAATTACGATGCGGACTCCGACGGCGGGTTGACCATGCGGGCGGGGAGCGTGCGGGCCTCGAACGTGGGCACTTCTTCGGGGTGGAGCAATCCCTATCTGCCACGGGAGGAGTTTGTGGTGCAGGGGACGGAACTGAAACGGCGCTGGCCGGACGGTTCGCTTTCTGTGCTGCGCTCCGGCCTTACGGCGGGGCTGCGCATGGCGTTTGTGCAGGTGAATGACGTGGTGGCCTACAGTAACGGCGTG